AAGGACAAGCGGATTGCTGAGCTTGAAGCACGAGTCCGCGAGCTTGAGCTGATTGCACCTGCGAACACAGCATTGGCCGATGTTGTGCATGACCCGAGCATCGTATTCAAGGCAGACCTGCTGAAGCCGGATCAGATCGAGCGTGAGGCTGATGGAACTGTTGTCGTGGTCAATGGCTACGAGCGCAAGCCGATTGGCGAGTGGGCCAAGTCTTTGCCCAGCTACATGCAGAAAGCGCCAAGGCCGCAAGGTGGCGGGGCACCGGCCGGTCGCGCGAATACTGGCGATATTCCTGCAGGGACCAAGAATCCTTTCGCCAAAGAGTCCTACAACCTCACAGAACAGTCGCGCCTCTATCGCACGGATCGGGATATGTACGAGAGGTTGAAAGCTGCTGCTAACCGTTAATATGTTGGGCAAGGCAAAGCTACGCAGAGCCAAACGGGTTACGCCCACACCGTAAACATCTTTTTTGAGGATCTGTCATGGCGACTCTTCGCTCTGACATCATCATCCCCGAGGTATTTACGCCTTACGTCATTGAGCAAACCACTCAGCGTGATGCCTTCCTGGCTAGCGGTGTGGTGCAGCCCATGGCGGAGCTAAATGCTGCCGAGGATGGTGGTGACTACGTCCAAGTGCCTTTCTACAAGGCAAACCTGTCAGGCGATTTTGAGCGTCTGACTGATAGCTCTTCGCTGACCCCCGGCAAGATCGAAGCCGACAAGCAAGTGGGAGTTGTCCTGCATCGGGGCAGAGCCTTCGAGAGCAGAGATTTGGCTGCTCTTGCAGCTGGTTCTGACCCGATGGCTGCTATCGGCAACAAAATTGCTGATTACATCGCCAACCAACGTCAAAAGGATCTGCTGTCCTGCCTGGCTGGCATCTTTGGCGCTGTTGGTGACACCAGCTCTGCTTCTTTCGCAGCTTTGGCTGTTGATGGCGCGTCTGGCGACACCCCTACGCAGCTCACTGCACGTCAGGTTGTCGAGGGTCAGTCCCTGCTGGGCGACCAAGGTGACAAGCTGGCTGCAATCGTTGTACACCCCAAGGTGTATTACGACCTCAAGGAGCGCCGTGCCCTTGACATGATCTACGACGATGCAGGTCAGCCTGACACCGCCGCAGCTCAAGGCTCACTGGCCAACGCCTTTGGCAATGTTGCTGTTCCCACCTTTATGGGAATGCGCGTGATTGTGTCTGCTGATGTGCAGACCGCTGGCTCTGGTTCTTCCACCGAATACGCCAGCTACATGTTCACTCAAGGTGCCGTTGGTACCGGTGAGCAGCTCGGGCTTCAGACCGAGACCGACCGTGACATCCTCGCCAAGAGCGATGCCATGTCGATTGATCTGCACTACGTGTATCACCCGATCGGTTCTTCGTTCTCCACTTCCGTTTCCAACCCCACTCGGGCACAACTGGAAACCGTGGGCAACTGGACCAAGGTGTACGAGACCAACAACATTGGCATCGTGCGGATTACCACCACCAGCGCACTTGACTGACGGAGGTAACTAACCATGGCATCCATTTTTGAGGCAACAGCGGGCTCTCTGATTGGCCCGACCACTGGCGGCACTGTGACCCAGGCCACCAACAAGTCCACTGCCGTCACTCTCAACACAGAGTCCGGTCAGATCACCATGAACGGCGCTGAGCTTGCTGGCGCTGCTGAGGTGACTTTCACGGTCAACAACGACAAGATTGCTGCCACTGACGTGGTGGTGGTCAACCACAGCTCTGCCGGTACTGCCGGTTCTTATCTCGTTCAAGCCAACAGCATTGCTGACGGCTCGTTCGCGATCACCGTGGCCAACGTTGGCTCAACCGCCAGCGAAGCCATTGTGCTGAGCTTCGTGGCCCTGAAGGGCGCTAGCTCCTGATGGGTCTTTTCGCTTTCAAGCGAATGCGGGAACGTGAGGCTGCTGCTAAAGCGGTGGCCTCTACCCCTAAACGCAAGACTTCTACTGTGAAGCCCGATGGCAGTAACAATCGACGCAACAGCGGGCGGAGCAGACGCCAACAGCTACATAACGCTGGCCCAAGCTGATGCGTATGTAGAGGCGATGGTCAACAGCACGGATGTCAGCAAGTGGGACACCGGCACTGATGACAATCGCAATCGGGCTCTTGCTGCGGCTGCACAGCGGCTAGACCGCGAACGATTTATAGGAGCAAGGGCAACAGATACCCAGGCACTGCAATGGCCGCGTACTGGCGTGCGAAAGCCCGATACCTACGTCAACACGTACGCCACTGGCTTTCCCTTCCGTATCTCTGAGGATTACTTCACTGACGAAGAGATTCCAGATCAGATCAAGCGTGCTCAGATTGAGCTTGCTGTCTACCTGCACAACAACACGGACGGCATCAGCCTTAGCGGTCTGAACGACTTTAAGAATGTGAAGATTGGAAACCTTGATGTCACGCCTGACAAGTCTGGCGCTGTTGGCGCTGATCACGTTCCGCCGATGTTTGAAAGGTACTTGACGGGTCTTAGAATTAGTGGACCAGGCAACATCGCTATCAAACGGAGCTGACCATGTACGCAGACACTTCAGGCGGCTTCGAGTTTGTTTCTGACACCGCTGCGCATACCGGCAGGTTCAGCAAAATTTATTTCAAGGAAGACACGGTGATTGATGCGATCACTGTGCAAAACGCAACCGGCAACACCCTTGCTGGCGAGACGTTTGTGGCTGACACCTACATCTGCGGAATCATCACGAGCATCACGCTGACCAGCGGTGCTTGCCTTGCCTATCGCCTCTGATGGCACTTGCTGATTCGCTGGCAAGGGTTGCAAGCAAGGTGCTGAAGCAGTTCGGCGGTGATGTGACCGTGCGGATCGTTGCTGCCGGTGCGTATGACACCTCAGACGGCACGATTGCTGAAACCGAAACTGACACCACGGTGCCGGGCATCCTTGAGGATGTGAACCTGCGCGAGGTGAACGAGCTGGTGCAGGCTGGGGACAAGCGTCTAACGGTTGCCGCTGATGACCTTGCCACCGCGCCTGAGACTAAGGATCGCGTCGTTATTAGCAGCGTTGTTCATCAGATCATCCGTGTGGAGACGACGGAACAGGACGGCACTGCGATCATTCATGAGTTGATCCTGAGGACATAAACGTGAAGATTGACTTTGGCGACTTTGTAGAAGAGGTGGCCGAGGCTGTCGTCACAGAGGCCACGATCGACCTGCATTCAAAGCTGAAGTTGTACGAGGCAGCATCACGGGGCGGCCTGGGCACACCTGTTGATACGGGCGTGTTGATTGGCAACTGGCAGATGACGATGGACAACCCAAGGCAGGGTCGCGTATTCAACAACACGGTGTATGCAGAGCCAGTGATCACGGGCGAAAACCTGCCGCCGTCTTGGGTAAACAGCAGCGGCACCCCTGAGTACAAAACGAGGCAGGGCACGCAAGTGAACTACCACGAATCAATCCTTGAGGAAGTCGCCGACAAAGACATGCCTAAGATTGTTCGTAGGGCCGTCCGGAGGCTTAGTTAATGGCCGCTGCTGATCTCAACGCAATCCGGGCAACGATTGAGGGCAGGCTCGCCACAGAGCTTGCCAATAGTCCGGCTTTGCCGGTGGTGTTTAACAACATGGCGTATGAGCCAACGCCTAACAGTTCTTGGGTGCAATGCCTAACCGCCTTCGGAGCTAACGAATACCTAGGCCATGGCCTGACAACCAGCGGCTACAACCGAATTGCTGGGCTTACGCTGATCAACATTTTCACGCCTAAAGGAGCAGGCCCTGGGGCGAACCTTGTCATTGGTAAACGTATTCGAGATTTGTATAATCGGATCATCGTGTCGGGGGTTTTCTTCGACGCTCCAAACGGCCCAGAGGCAACGGGTTCACCCAGTCCCGAGGGTTACTTCCAAACACAGGTCCGTGTGGCCTTTGAATTCATCGAGGAACTCTGACCATGGCCGTCCTTCGCGGAGAACAAGGCGCAGTCCAATTTGACGCCGCTGGCTCAAGCAACGCCACTATCGTTGGCACCCGTAGTTGGAGCCTTTCAACCACCAAGGAAACTTTGGATGTCTCGAAGCACGGTGACACCTTCCGTAGCTTCGTTGGCAGCATGATCAGCGGTTCCGGGACTGTTGAGCTGGTCTATGACCCTGACGCTACCGGCCAGGCTGCTTTCCTCGAAGACGTTCTGACCACTGCAGACCCTGCAGACGCCACGTTCGAACTGTTCACAACTGGCACGACTTCAGGCACCGATTCTGTGAGCTTTGCTGGAATCATCACCGACATGGAGATCACTTCCACTGTTGGCGAGATTGACATTGTGACCTGTAACTTCATCACCAGCGGTACTATCACCGGCAACCTTGAGTGATGAGGCTATAGTTTTGGTGACAAATGTGTCGCCTAAATGCCTGCTGGTAATCGCACTGTTGATTTGCTGGTTGGGGCCTTTGACCTCAACCAGCGCCGCAAGTTTGAACTGAAGAATGCGGCTGGAGAAAAGGTTATTGACCTGTACTTCAAGCCGATCACCCGCGCCGACCGTAAAAAAGCACAGCAGTTGGCTGGTACTGATGAGGCACTGGACATCAGCACCAACATGCTCTGCCAGATTGCAGAGCTTGAGGACGGTACTAAGGCTTTCGCTGCTGCGGATGCGAACAAGCTCCAGCGCCAGTTGCCTGAGTCTGTATTGAATGAGATCGAGCTGTTCTTATTCGGCCTTGGAGATGATGCCGATCTCGAAGACGCAAAAAACGACTGAAGCAGGACAAGTGGACCTTCTTTGAGTTCCACCTGGCCTGCGAACTAGGCATGACAGTCAGCAGGCTTCGCACGGAACTAACCGATGCGGAGCTTGTTCACTTTGCTGCGTACTACGAACTGAAGTCAGATATGGAAGAGCAAGCTATGCAGCGCGCAAAGCAAAGGCGGCGGTAGTATTGACTTATTGCTGAGCAGCCGTGGCAAAGGACGTAACCCTGCTGATCAAGCTAAACGATCAGGCCAGCGGCAAGATCGGCAAGATTACGAATAGCACCAAGCGGCTAGAGCGAGCTGCCAACGGCGCGCAGAACAGCATCCGTAGAACAAACAAAGGAATCAGGGAAACAGGCAGGGCGGCTGATAAGGCGTCGAAAGGAGTTAACAACCTTGGCAAGGCTGTTCGCGGCCTTGCTGCTGGCTTTGGTGTTTTTCAGGCCGGTAAGTTCGTCATCTTCAAAACTGCAGAGCTTGAGAGGCAGACGAAGAGCCTTGAGGTTCTGACTGGCTCGCTTGGGAACGCTCGCAGCATCATCAAAGAGCTGCAGCAGTTTGGTGCTGTAACACCGTTCACAAGCTCGGAGCTGATTGAAACTGCAAAGCGATTAAAGGCTTTCGGCTTCCAAACAGAAGAGGTTGTTGATGTCACCAAGCGGCTAGCTGACGTTGCTGGTGCGACTGGTGCTGACCTTGGCGGTATCGCTACGGCCTTCGGTCAGATTCAAGCCAAAGGCAGACTGCAGGGTGAGGAGCTGCTGCAACTGCAAGAGCGTGGCGTCAGCCTCCAAGACGAGCTGCAGAAGATGTATGGGCTGACTGCGGACGAGTTCCGCAAGGCCCTCGAGGGCGGCCGTATCAGTGCAGATGCCGTCAACTTAGCCCTGCAAAACATCACCGACACAGGCGGTAAGTACGCAAACGGTGCAATCGCTCAATCAGAAACTTTGGCAGGAAAGTTCAGCACGCTGGCCGACCAAATTGAACGTGTAGCCCAAAAAATAGGCGAAAAATTGACGCCCCTTTTGCGGGGTGCCTTAACGATTGCCATTAACCTTGTCGACAACATTAATCGATCTTTTGCTGCCGGTGCGCTGACTGATCAGCAGAGACAGGGGTTCAAGCGGGAGGCGGAACAGGAAGTCATGAGGTTTGCCGGGCCGATGCCTGGCGGAGCATTTGGCGCAGGCCAAGTCGTTGTAAGGCACCTTGGCAAGACATATACGGGCTCAGCGTCTTCGGTTGTTTCACAAATAACAAACGATTTGATAAATAGAGAGGTAGAGCGCATGGTCGAAGGGGCAAGAGGCCCAACGGTTAGTGCGCCGAGTACCGCGACATCACAGCCACCTTCGCTCTTGAGTTCAAGGGGAGGCGGCGCTGAAAAGGTCGATATGTCTCAGCGGTTACTCGATCTGAGCAACCAGCTCAGGGATGCTCAAGAAAGGGAGCAACTACGCTTAGCCGCGACATTGAGGTTGATGGTTGAAAAACAACGAATAGCTGAAAGCAACCTGCTGCCCCGACAAAAAGAGAATGAACTAGACCAAGCACATTCAAATTTCAGAAAAGAGGTTTTGGGAATCGACGCTCAGATTGCGGAGCAACGGCAAAAAGATTTTGCAACTCAGATGAAACATCAAGACGAACTTAGGGCAAAAATTGCAGAGCAAAAGAATCAATATGAAGAACTAAACACCACCTTCCGCAACGGCATTGTTGACTCAATCTTGGATGCGGTAGATGGCACTAAATCACTTAGCGAATCGCTTGCCGGTGTTCTCAAGCAGATGGCAAGGATGATTCTTCAGCAGCAGCTGATGAATGCCTTAGGTGGATTCAACCTCTTTGGCGGTGGAGGCGGTGGTGCTGGTGGTGGCTTTGGGGTCACCCCGGCAACATCTGGGCTTGATTTTTCTGGTGCTTTCGCCAACGGTGGTCGTCCAGCAGTTGGTAAAGCTGCACTGGTTGGCGAGCGTGGCCCTGAACTGTTTGTCCCAGACCGTGCCGGAACGATTGTTGCGAATCATGCAATGGGCGGAGCTAACGTGACCGTAAACGTCGATGCTTCAGGCTCGTCTGTTGACGGTGACGCTGATGAAGCTGCGCAACTCGGCAAAGCAATCGGTGTTGCTGTTCAGCAAGAATTGATCAAGCAGAAACGTCCTGGCGGTCTCCTCGCAAGCTAATGGCCACTTTCCCGTCAATCACTCCGACCTACGGCATTCAAAAGAGCAGCGCACCAAACGTTCGTAAGGTGCAGTTCGGTGATGGCTATGAAGCTAGGCTGACTTACGGCATCAATCAAAACCCTAAGGTTTTTAATCTGACGTTTGAAGTATCAGAGACTGACGCCGATACGATTGAAACGTTTTTGGATGCAAGAGCAGCGGATAACGCAAACTTTGATTTCACGCCCCCTGGCGAAGGCAGCGCCTCTAAGTTTGTTTGTGAACAGTGGAGCAAATCGATTCCCTACTTGAACCGCGCCACAATTCAGGCAACGTTCCGCCAAGTCTTTGAACCGTAATGGCAGTAGCAGCTTGGGCCGCTAGCACCGCGTTTTCTGTCGGTGATATCAGACGCGCCTCAACCGAGCAGGCGTCCGGTCTCTTCTTTCGTTGTACGACGGCTGGGACATCCGCGTCGTCTGAACCTAGCTGGCCCACAGATATCGGCAGCACGATCACAGACAACACCTGCGTTTGGACGGCGATTGCCTCTGCGTATGAGGAGCTAGCGAAGCTCAACCCTAGTGCGATTATCGAGCTATTCGAGGTTCATTTAGATAACACGCTGCACGGCAGCACTGACGTTTACCGCTTTCACGCAGGTGCTAATGCGGATGTAGATGGCAACGTTGTTTTCAACGGCAACACCTACACCCGAATCCCGGTCAAGGCAGACGGCTTCGAGATGACAAATACAGGGACGCTGCCGCGACCGACGCTGACGATCAGCAACCTTGACGGCACAATGACCACGCTTTTACTGCTGGTCAACGCCACAACTGCTGGCAATGACCTGGGCGGCGCAGAGGTTCGCCGGATTCGGACGTTGAAGAAGTTCTTAGACGGTGAAGCGGCGGCTGATCCTAACGCCAAGTTTCCTGATGAACGCTGGTTTATTGATCGGAAGGCGAATGAGTCACGGGACAGCGTGACATTTGAACTAGCAAGCAAATTTGATCTTGCGGGCCAGAAACTGCCAAAGCGTCAGATCGTGGCCAATGTCTGTCAGTGGGTGTATCGCAGCACTGAGTGCAGCTATACGGGTACTGACTATTACGACGTAAACGGCAATGAGGTGGACACAGAAGCGCAGGACGTTTGCGGCAAGCGGGTTGAAAGCTGCAAGCTGCGGTTTGGCAACACCGCTGAGCTGCCGTTTGGATCGTTCCCTGGAGCTGGACTGACTCAATGATGAAGCTCACAGCAACGATGCAGGCTGAGATTCTTCAGCAAGCAAAGGACGAGTTTCCGCGTGAGAGCTGCGGGCTGATCGCTGTTGTCAAAGGGCGTCGTCGTTACTTTCCGTGCCCGAACATCGCTGAGACGCCTGATGAGCATTTTATTTTGGACGGTTGGAACGAGGTAGAAGACAAGGGCGAGGTGGTTGCTGTCGTTCACAGTCATCCCAAAACCAACCCTGCCCCGTCACCGGCTGATCGTGTTGCGTGCGAAAAGTCCGGCCTGCCGTGGTTCATAGTCAACCCAAACACTGAAGGCTGGGGCTACTGCGAGCCTGAGGGCTTTGAGCTTCCTTATGTCGGGCGTGAGTTTGTCCACGGTGTTGTGGACTGCTACAGCCTGTGCCGTGATTGGTACGCAAGGGAGTGGGGCTTAGAGCTGCGTGATTATGACCGCCGAGACCAGTGGTGGGATCACGGTGAGAACCTATATCTAGAGAACTTTCAGAAAGAAGGGTTTCACAAGATCCCAGTTGAAGAGCTGCAGCGCGGTGATGCGTTGTTAATGCAGTTGGTCTCACCCGTTCCGAATCATGCTGCGATCTATCTAGGCGATTCGCAGATCTTGCATCACGTACAGGGAAGGCTGTCGAGCAGGGATGTTTACACCCTTGGCAGCAGTTACTATGGCAAGAACACTGCCTGTGCGCTGAGGCATGAAAGTCATTAAGGTCTATGGCGCACTGCGCAAGCGATTAGGCCAATGCCGGTTTGAGCTTGAGGCTGCAACACCGGCTCAAGCAATCAAGGCTTTATGTGTAAACTTTCCCGGCCTAGATAAGTGGTTAATTGATAGCGAAAAGGATGGCGTTGGTTATCGGGTGACGGTCAGCAAAGAAAAAGCGACCGAGCAAGATGTGAGCCCGTTAATTATGCCTTGGAGTGAAAAAGATGTCTTTAGCATCACGCCTGTGATTGCAGGTGCAGGCCGTGGCCTTGGTACGATCTTGGCTGGAATTGCACTTGTTGCGGTAGCTGTTGCGGCTCCGGGTGTGGGATTTATCGCGGCGAAAGGTGGATTTGCTGTAGTTCCTGGGGCGAGCGGCTTTGCGGCAGGTCTTGCTGCTGCTGCTGGAAACATTGGCGTCGGCCTTGTTTTTCTAGGTATTGCGCAAACACTTTCACCGCAGCCGAGTTTTGACAGTACGCTCGACGAATCAGCGCAACTGGAGTCTTTCACCTTTTCAAACGTCGTTAATACCTCGAAGCAGGGCTTGCCGGTGCCGATAGCGTATGGGCGGGTGTTTGTTGGCTCAGCAATTATTTCCAGCGGTCTTGATGTTGATGAGGTAGTGGCATGACGCAAACTAAATACATTGCTGGAGCTGGCGGCGGCGGCAAAGGCGGCGGCGGTTCACATACGCCAACAGAAGCTGACGACACTCTCCAGTCAGTACAGTTTGCCACTGTCCTTGATCTGATTAGCGAAGGCGAGATTGAAGGGCTAGAAGATGGCAATAAAAGTATCTTCCTAGAAGATACGCCAGTTCAGAACGCTGACGGCTCAAACAACTTCAGCGACTTCACGATTGTCACGCGCACCGGAACGCAAACTCAAACCCACATCCCTGGCGATTTTGGGTCAACGCAATCAGAGCAGGCGGTCAATTCTGAAGTCACTAACGGCGCTCCTGTTACTCGGTCGATCACAGACACTGACGTTGACCGTGTCCGTGTCACCCTAACGATCCCATCACTCCGCATTGTTGAGGATGACGGCGACATTACCGGCCACAGTGTCAGCATCAAGATTCAGGTGCAATACAACGGCGGTGGTTTTAACGACGTAATTTCAGACACGATCAGTGGCAAGAGCAGCGCAAAGTATCAGCGTGATTACATGATCACGTTAAGCGGTGCTTTTCCCGTTGACATTCGGATGGTTCGCGTCAGTGCAGACGAAACCAGCACACGCCGCGCAAGCTCAACATTTTTTCAGGCTTACACCGAGATTATTGATGAGAAGTTCCGCTATCCCAACTCTGCGCTTGTCGGGCTGCGGTTTGATTCCCGACAGTTTGGCAGCATCCCATCTCGTAAGTATTTAATCCGCGGGATCAAGGTCAAGATTCCAAGCAACGCGACGGTAGACACAACAACGCATCTTGGGAGGATTACTTATTCCGGCGTTTGGGATGGCACCTTTCAAGCTGCGACCTGGACGAATGACCCTGCTTGGTGTCTTTATGACTTGTTGATTAACGATCGATATGGGGCCGGTGTTCCAGAGGAGACGCTGGATCGCTATGACTTTTTCGCGATTTCCCAGTATTGCAACGCGCTTGTCGATGATGGAAAAGGCGATCAAGAGCCACGCTTCAGCCTCAACATTCTCATCAACAGCCGTGATGAGGTTTACAACGTCATTCAGCAGCTAACTGCCATTTTCCGTGGCATTGCGTATTACGGCTCTGGATCGTTAGTGCTGCTGCAGGATAAACCAACTGATGCACAGTATTTGCTTGGCCCATCCAACGTTGTTGATGGGAGGTTCTCTTATTCAGGTTCGTCGCAGAAATCACGCCATACAGTTGCTGTTGTCGGGTGGCAGTCATACGACACCCGCGGGAATATCGAGTATGAATACGTTGAGGATCATGCCGCTGTTGCTAAATACGGCATCATCAAAAAAGAAATTAAGGCCATTGGTTGTTACAGCCAGGGCCAGGCCCATCGCCTTGGTAAGTGGACGCTGCTATCAGAGCAGAACCTAACCGAGACGTGTGAATTTGCGGTTGCGATTGAAAGCGGCATTATTCTCCGCCCTGGGATGGTTGTTGATATTGCCGACCCAATGCGCGGTGGAACACGCAGAAGTGGGCGTGTCAGCTCAGCAACAACAACCGTCGTCACGATTGATAGCGACACTGATTTGTCGGTGAGTCTTACAGCGAGCCCTACGCTTTCAGTTTTGTTACCAACGGGCTTGGTTGAGACTAAGACGATCTCCAGCATTTCAGGAGCGGAGATTACTGTTGACGAGGCTTTCAGCGAGGCACCTAACGCAGCAGCCGTTTACTTAATCGACACCACTGACATTCAGGTTCAAAAGTTCCGTGTCTTGTCTGTAGCCGAATCCGGTGACGGCGTGTATGGCGTTAGCGCAATTCAATACAACGAATCAATCTACGATGCTATTGAAGAGGATGTTTCGCTTACAACGCGAGATATAACCAATCTTTCTAGCACTCCTGACGCTCCAGAAGCTCTTACAGGGACTGAGTTTTTATATCAAGAGGGTCAGACCGTTCACACCGGCTTTGATTTGAGCTGGAGTCACAATCGAATAAATGTAAATGATTTTCAAGTTCAATACAAAATTGGTGATGACAATTTTACGGCAGTGGCTAGCACTGCTCCATCAATCACGCTCCGGGCATTACGCGCTGGAACGCTGACGGTTGAAGTTCTTGCACGGAACTACTTAGGCAAACAAAGCACTATTGCAGAGGCAACGTTTGAGCTTGTAGGCAAAACGGCAGTGCCTGGCGATGTTCAGAACTTGTCGATTGAAGCAATCAGCGCCAACAGTGCTCGTCTGCGGTGGGATAAGACTGTTGACCTTGACGTGAAGGTCAATGGCCTTGTTCACATCAAGCACAGTAGCTTGACTGACGGGACAGCGACTTGGCCTAATTCTGTTGACCTGATTGAAGCAGTTGCTGGCAACTCAACTGAGGCCATTGTGCCGTTGGTAGCCGGTGAGATATTTGCCAAGTTTGAAGACGACTTAGGCAACAAGAGCACGAATGCGACTAGCGTCATCATGCAGTTCCCAGACACTCTGGGACGACTTGCAGTTGAAACCCGTAGAGAGGATCTAGATAGCCCACCGTTCCAAGGGACTAGAACCGATTGCTTCTATGACGAGGATTTAGACGCGCTGATTATTGACGGTGACGAGGAGTTAGACGATCAGACAGATTTTGACGAGATCAGCTCTCTTGACACGCTTGGTGACATTCTGTCCTCTGCTGAATACCAGTTCGTAAATGCTCTTGATCTTGGCGCACGGTTCTCGTTGGATATTCAGCGCCGGTTTGTCACGCGAGCATTTTTCCCAAATGCCTTGATCGATTCCCGTAGCGCCAATGTGGATGATTGGAGCGATTTTGATGGTGATGAGGCTGACGCAGTAAATGCCAAGCTGTATTTCAGAAGCACCAACGACGATCCAGCAGGCTCTCCGACTTACGGCGCATGGCAGGAGTTCATTTCTGGAACGTTTGAGGCTAGGGCGTTTCAGTTCAAAGCGGAGCTGAACAGCTCTGATATTGCACAGAACATCTTGATCGATGAGTTGGGTTACGAGGCAACGTTCCAGCGGCGTCAAGAAAACAGCAACGGCACTATCGCTTCAGGCACCAGCACCAAGAGCGTGACTTTCGATAAGGCGTTTTTTACAGGCACAGCATCGCTTGGTGGAACGAACGCTTATCTGCCCAGTGTTGCGGTAACGGTTCAGAACCTCGGCAACGGTGAGCGGCTAAACGTCAGCAATGTCAGTGCTACTGGTTTTGACGTGGACATCTTGAACAGCAGTGATGTCAACGTTGACAGGAACTTCACCTACGCGGCTGTGGGCTATGGCAAGGCGGTTTAACATAGAAGCAATGTTGTCCAAAACGGGCTGAGGCATGGCTACTCACGATTATGTGATTGCTAATGGAACGGGGGCTGCGGTCCGTTCTGACTTGAATAACGCCCTTGCGGCAATCGTCAGCAACAACAGCGGCAGTTCTGAGCCTGGGACGACTTACGCATATCAATGGTGGGCAGACACTAACGCCAACGTCCTGAAGATCAGGAACAGCTCTAACGACGGTTGGATCACGCTGCGTGAGCTTGACGGCACGATGCTGATTGAGGACGGCAGTGCTTCAACGCCTGGTCTTGCTTTTGCTGACGATGTAAACACTGGCATCTTTAGCCCTGCTGCTGATCAAATTGGCTTTGCGACTGGCGGTGCAGAGCGCCTTGAGATTGGCAGCTCTGAGGTTGTATTTAACGACCCCAGCAATGATGTTGACTTCCGCGTGGAGTCAAACGGCAACACTCACATGCTGTTTGTCGATGCAGGAAATGATCGCGTAGGTGTTGGAGCGTCGTCGCCAAATGGATCGTTATCAGTTCAAGCAGATAGCGGACGTTTGTTGACTTTTAGAAATTCAACAACAGGCACAGGGGCTAGCGACGGTTCTTATATCACATTGAGCGGCAGTGATCTTCAGATATCTAATGCTGAGTCTGCAAATACAATTTTTTATACAGGCGATACAGAACGCGCACGAATCGATTCAAGTGGCAGGCTCCTCGTGGGGACGTCTACTGCCCGTAGCAATGTTCTGGACGGGGATGGAGGGAATACTCTTACGCCACAGTTTCAATTTGAGACCGCCAACAGTGACACAGCCAAAGCATTAAGTGTAATTTTTGGGCGCAATAATACAAATGGTGCAGAAATCGTTTTAGGCAAACACCGCAGCGCATCTGTCGGCGGCACTACTATTGTCAGCGACGGCGATCAACTCGGAAGTCTGACGTTTTCGGGGTCGGACGGCACCAATTTTATACCAGCCGCAACTATTGAGGCAAATGTAGACGCAACCCCTGGCACTAACGACATGCCAGGAAGGCTCGTATTTTCGACCTGTGCGGACGGTGCAAGCAGCCCGACGGAGAGAGTCAGGATCGACAGCTCGGGAAATGTTGGTATTTCTACCACTACAACCAGTGGTGCAAACCTTGTAATTGCGACAAATAGCAACGGCGGCAGCGGTATTAAGTTAATTGGCAAATCCGCTAATGGGGGTGCTGAAATTGATTTCAGGAATAATGCTGATTCAACCTTAAATGGGTTTATCGAGTTTAATGACAATGGCGGAATACTAAGTACCGTTGTAAACCAGCCGCAGGTTTTTAGAACAAACAACACCGAGCGGATGCGAATCGACAGCTCGGGGCGGTTGTTGGTTGGGACGACCTCCAACATTGCTCCCGATGGTTTTGCATCAAGAATCCAAACTGCTGGCACAAACCACGAGGGAGGTTCTCTCACTATTAGACGAGATCAAAATTCGGGGTCTGGTGCAGCTTTGCTTCTTACAAAAAGCCGAAGTACCTCAGTAGGCGGCAATACAGCTGTTGCAGACGATGACAACATCGGAAGCATTCGTTTTTATGCTGCTGATGGCACTGACGCAAATAGTTATTGTGCAAACATTGCTGCGGCCATTGACGGCACCCCTGGTGGCAATGATGTCCCTGGAAGGCTCGAATTTTACACCACAGCGGACGGCGCAAGCAGCGCGACCGAGCGGATGCGGATTACGAATGGTGGATACATAAAAGCATCTAATGCCGCAGATTATATTGATGCTGGTGCCCTCACCCACGAGATTAATCAGACATGGACTACAGAAGCTTTACAGGTTAGGGCTACCTATTCTGCTTATGGTTCGACGATAACTAACCTTTTTGCGGTAAGATCTGCAACTTCTGCCTACTGGTTTATTAGAGGAATTTCAAATAGTGGCTCTGCGTCAGCTGATACTGAGTTTTATATTCGCGGCGACGGTCGTGCGTTCGCTGACGAATCTTGGAACGGTGGCGGCGCTGACTACGCTGAATACTTTGAATGGTCTGATGGCAACACAGAAGCAGAAGACCGTCGTGGCATTAGCGTTGTTTTAGACGGCGACAAGATTCGCGAAGCTGTTGCTGGTGAAGAACCTATCGGTGTTATTTCTGGGCACCCTAGTGTTGTAGGTGACGCTGATGGGGATCGCTGGAAAGGCAAGTATCTCCGTGATGACTTTGGAACCTACCTGCTAGACACTCACAACGTTGTTGAATGGGATGAAACCATTACTGATAGCGAGGGCAATCAATCAACTAAGAAACACAGCTATGAAGACTGGAACATTCCTGCTGGAATCGTTGTTCCTACCGATGCTGTCGTTTCTGCCACAGATGAAAATGGGCAGCCTTACACGCATCGCAGGCTGAACCCTGACTACAACCCCGATACTGCATACATCAGTCGCGAGGATCGTGCTGAGTGGGACACAGTTGGTCTAATGGGCAAGCTGCGTATTCGCAAAGGCCAAGTCACTGGTACTCGCTGGATCAAGATGCGGGATGTCAGCGACACCGTTGAGGAATGGCTTGTCCGCTGATTACTTGTAAACTTCCTCTGACTTCACTCCATCATGGC